TGTGCCTGCCCTTGTTCTAAAAACTTTATTATCGCCATCATTTAACCACTTACGTAAAGCCTTAGGGTCATCGACTATGCCCTGACGCTTTAATTCATAATACACGGAAAGTGGAATAGATGCTACCTTATTTACATCCCCATATTTATTAGGTGCTTGGTTGTATTCTTTTTTATTTCTATCAGCTATTGCCGTAACGTCTTGAACCGTTTCCAGCATATATTCGCCCTTATCTGTAACGTGCCAGTAAGTAGACGTTCCCATCATAGGATCTTTATCAAATAAACGTTTCTGACCCATTGGTTTCCCCTGAGTTAAAGTAGGGCGACTTGCGCCGCCCTGACTATTATTATGAAGTTAAGTCTGCACAGATTGCGTGTGCAGCTTCGTTTGAAACTTTCAAACCAGCTTCCACCAAGATCATTGACTTCTCAGCGTCACCAGTTTTCGCAAGCTCAACCTGTTGGATCGGACGTAGGTAAGCTACTGACGCATATTCTGGGTCTAGTAACCATCCGTCACGCTCACGCTGGAACCTGTTAGGGATCACAGACAAAGTTCCGAAATCGGATAAATAGACGTCAGCGGCCCCTATAATGGTGGTTGGGCTATCAGATGGAGCTTGGTAACGTTGCGCTGCAACACCGGCAAAAGCTGATACTTTTTGCTTATTAACCGGACCAACCATTAGCATTGAAGGCTCACCACCGGCTACGAATGCTTGCTGCATTGCATCCTTCAAAATGGTTTCTGTGAATGCACGCATATTACCGGCACTTGCATCTGTACGAGCTGTTGTACCGTCACCGGTTGTTAAACCGCCGCCTGTACCGATATTCTCGTTAGTTGCAATCCAAGCACCCATGCCGCCAGTTTCTCTCGCGGTAGATGCGTTTCCTGCTACGCTTGCATTATTTAGAAGCATTGTTGCCTCTAAGTCTCTGCGAATTTCCTTTCCGCGCTTAGCCAACTGATAACTTAATTCGTTGGTTCGGCCAGCAGTATCTTGGTCTGCAAGGTTGTCTGCAATGATTGTGGTTCTACGTAGAATTTGGGTATAGTTACCTTTTCTAGTAGTCGCGGCTGTAGCGGCAAATGATGCTACATCATCACCGTCAATCTGCGCCGTAGTCGAAACAGCGGCAAGCGAGTCTTCCTGCCACTCAAAGTAAGTGTTGGTCACATTTTCTGAACCAACGTTAGAAATAAAGGGCGTAGTTTCTGGCGAAATATTCTGAATTATATTAGATAATTCTTCACGAATACCTACAGCCGAATAGCCCGTAAATGTGTTTGCTACAATAGCCATTATGGCCTCCTATTACTTAGTAACGTGTTAATTGCAGCCGCTGCGTCTTGCACACGGCCAGTTTGTTTTACGCGCTGAAGCGCTTGTGTTTGTGCCGCTTTCGGTTTTGGCTGTGAGTTTCGAGATCCAGTTTTAAGTGTCTTAGACTTCGGCTTCGGCTTAGTCTTTGCCTTAATTGCACGAGTTTGTCCTCGATCATATAACATGGCTTTTCGAGCTAACTTCACAAGCGAAGCATTTGCTAGTCCACTTACGTCTTCCTCAGTAAAACCTTGGTTTATCAGAAAATCACGTAACTCTGTAGCTTCCTTCTTGGCGACTTTAGTATCGCGCCATTCAGGTATGAGGTCAGGCAAGATCTGTCTTTGTTCATCAACGTATCGAGCGTGCATTTGCGCGTTCCTCTCTTCGTTAATTCTACCCATTCTTTCTTGCTCTTGGCGTACAGCATCCAGTTGACCTTTACGTTCTTCCTTCTGCTTATTCCATTGACGCTCTGCTTTCGCTGCCATCACGGGGTCTGTGTCGTACAGTTTATCCCAATCCGGCTCTTGTTCCGCTGGTAAGTTCAACCGTTCTTCCAGAGCTGGAAGTAGTTGAGCATACTGAGCACGTTCACGTTCGACTTCTTCGAATTGAGCTTGCATACTACGTTTTGCGTCAGCTAACTCTTGCGTCTTACGTGTGTAATCTTTCTGTCTCAGGTTTCCACGTCGGAGCTCTTCAACTGTAATCTCTTCACCGTCTACCTCCACAGTATGTGCAAGTATGTCAAGAGATTGGTCTTCGAGTTCTTCAGCTTCCTCTTCGACTTCAAGTTCGCCCTCCGGTTCAGCTTCTTCTAAAGAAACTTCCTCTTCAGGCATTTCGGCTTCTTCGACAACTTCTTCTTGTGTCTCTTCGGCCTCAAGCGCGTTCGGCTCCGTTACGTTGTCCTCTTCGGGCGTAAGTAGTTGCCTAATTGCATTTTGTGCTGATTGCAGATCATTCCCTTGTGGGTTGTTGACTTCTGACATCAAATTATCTCCTATTATGCGACTATTTTGATTTTATTTCAATACTCGCGTTATCAACCATTGCACGCAGCGCCTGCCTGACGGCTTCAACACCACGCAATTTCATATAAATAGCCTCGCGGCCATCCTTATCGCCAATGTCAGTTAACTCAAACTGTAAGTGGCAATCCCCTTTTATTTCGTCTAGCATTCTATTGAAATCGACGTCGCCCATTAAACGCTCAGCATACCGGCCGTCGTCGATAACTTGTTGCTTACTCTTCGTCATCTATAGAACCTTTAACTATGTCGGCCTGAGCTTTCATAACTTCTCTGTTAATAGCTAAATCAGATCTAATTTTTTCGACGTTAAGTTGTGTACCGTGTTTGGCTTGCATTTCTTCAGCTTTTACAAACAGCTCTGCGTCCAGCTCGTCACGCTTACGATCATCTTCCATTATCATTTTCTCCCGTTCTAAATCTAGCTCAGCAACTTTCTTTTGTATGTCGGCCTGTATTTGCTGTATCTGTACCGCGATAAGTTGCTCATTAATATCTGGCTTATCCTCTTGTGGCGGCGGCTGAAACTGGGCTGGGTCACTCCAAAACTGTGACGTATCTTTAAAACCAGCTAACTCAGTCATAGATTTTAAAGTGTTAGATAGTTTATTAATGTCAGTTAATGGGTTGACGGCGCCCATAGTTTGCATTGCCTCTTTCTGCATTTCGCCAATCTGGCGTAGCATCATCATGCGCTCACTATCTGAACCACGCCCAAGCGCCACGTTTATAGATACGTCCATGTTGGAGTTCCATACGCGAGGATCGATTGGCACAAATTCATTTGTAAGGCGAACCATCCTAGGAGCGTCTTGGTGCGTGGTTATTAAGTATAAAACAATTTCGTACAGGCGCTTCATGCCTGTCTCAGCAAAAATTCTAGCAATCATTTCTATGTGTTGCTGAGCCGCTGTAACAGTAGCGTTTACGGCTGCCGCCGTAGAAGACTGTAGAGCTGAAGCATCTAAACCGGCAGATGCCTTAGATATGCCTGTACGAGCTTCTTTGACTTCATCCATATATTGTAAAACTGGAAATGCTTGCTGGCCGACAAACGGCATAGAAAGCGGTTGAACCTGACCGGCGCTCCTCTGCCTGATTATGGCGCCCACCTCAGTTGATAAGACGTCGTCTAAATTTACCATACCTTCAGTCACGGCAACCCGTGGGTGAATAGACATAGCTAAGCTATCTAACGTGTTACGCATGATGTTAGATTTAATGCGCTGGACGTCGGCAACGGCGTCGGCGATTGACATACCGTAAAAGTCGTGAGCTTCTGGATCTGGGCAAAACGACGCAAACGGGGCCATACCGCAAGGCTCGTTAGCTAAAATTTTATTACCGTCGCCGGCTGTGCATATCTTTCTGAGCTCTGCAATGCCGTCCATGTCGTAATCGACTTTTATGTAATTTTCGACATATAGAACTTTTTTCATTGCGTCGTCGTCACGCTCATTCATTTCATTAGCTAAGGCTGGATTACGTGTAGTCCTTTCGATGTTTGTATTCATGTCGTCGTGAGCTGACGCTAATGATGAAACCTCGTCGAAGTCATAACCCATAGAAACAAGCTCAGAAACTGTGACGATACGCCGGTGTGCCACATAGTCACTTTGCTCAATAGACTTTGCTTCGCGTGAAATTAGAAATTCTTCACATGGCACAGCTTCTAATTTTACACGTCCGTCTGGGTGCGTGTAAGTAATTCTAACAGCGTGCATCATTGGAGGCGGCATCATTTCGCCTGTCATCTCATCCATCATGGGCTCGCCCATAGGCTCAGACGCAACTATCTCAACTTCAGCGTCTGGGTCAGCCATAAGAGCGTTTAGCGCGTTATCATCTAAACCGCTTAAATCGTGTGTTTCATATTTTGTTCTGTCGTCCCAGTAGCATTTTAGAACACCGACTTTGCGAATTAACGCATCTTTAAAAGCAGCGTGGAGCTCCACAAAGCCATTATTGTCTCTGTTAATAATAAAATTTGCGTACTCTGTCGCCTGCTTAGCTGCCTCTACATCTTCTGGGCCCTGAGGTGAATATTCAACTGTTCTGTCAGTAGAATTAAAAATACGCATCAACGATGGCATAATCGCCTGAACGGTATCCCTCACATCCATACTTACGACTTGGCTTCGCCCGTCTTCCTCATTACCAAAAGGTTTGCCCTGATAATACTCAGTGGCAGATGCCCTGACAGGAGATACCCAGTTATCTGAGTAATCGATTGCGTCGTCGATCTCTTTGCCAAGAATGCCTTGGAGCTCGTCGTCGCCCATTACCTCAGGATTTAATTCAGCTTCGAGGTTTTGCGCTTTTATATAGCTGTTTAGCTCCAATTCGTTTATTTCGTTTTCCATGCTACTCACCTTCCAACTGGGATAACAAACCCATGCCGGTAATGCCAGCCATTATATTTGGGTCATATAAGTCTTTAAATTTTGCAAACCGGCTTTTTATTACCGCCGGATCGTTAGCAGTTCTGTCAACTAACATGATGTTGCTTATGTTTTCTTTTGTAAAAGGCATATCAAGGCCAGCTCTATAAGTTTCCATGACGCCTCCAGCGCTCCTATCCATTCCCTCTATAAGATTAACATAAGGAATATTTGTATAACCTTTATCAGTTAATTCTTTTTTAAATAAATCTACACCTTCTTCTAAACTTACATTTTTTGCGTCAGCGTATGCATTCATAGCCTCTCTTACCCCATCCTCAGTCAAAACCGTTTTGCCGTCTATTACTTCTGTCTGGTCAAATCTTAAATCTGGTTTAATTCCAAACTCTTTAAAATCTTTAATTTCAAATGGCTTGTCAGTTCTAATTTTTAAAGGAAATGTTTGCCCCTTTACTCCAGTTTTATCAGCTATCTCTCGGTCACTGCCAAAATGAGCTTTAAATCTATCGGCTGCCTGAGGTGGAGATCCTACGTGAACACCTAAACGATCAAAACGGCTTGGTATATATTTCTGGTCTGCGGCAGACGGCGCTTGAAGCATATTACCCTTCATTCTATTTACTGCCATGTAATGAGCTGCATCTTCGTATTTAACTTTAGGCTTTTGATCAAATTGACCGCCTGTAGACAAAGTAATATTTTTTAATGGTCTTTTGGGATTTCTCAATGGTGCATTTTTATATAGCTGTTTAGCTCCAAGACCACTAAGCCCAAGATCTAAACCGGCAAAGCCTGTATTTACTGCGGCGTCGCTATAGTTTCCGGCTATAAAATCTTTCACAGCCTGACCGCCTGACATTATGCCAGCGCTTACGGGTAGGATGTTAGCTAGTCCGGCGTTATCAAGAAAATTTAAAATGCCTGACTTGGGTTGACCAAACACACCGGTTCCACTTCCCGTCCTTGCATTACCAAATAAACTTCTTGATGTATCTTTACCAATGTAGGGCGTGAAAAAATCAGTCGCATTCTCTGCAAAAGTCGTATCTCTAGGTCTGATTTCTGGGCCAAAGCCGCCAGCTCTGCGAGAAATTTCTGACACTTCATCTAATATAGACTGAGAATAAGGTGGACGTTGTACAGGTAGTCTAGCCATTATACTTTACCTTGCTAAATTTATATGTTAACACCTTGTTAAAAGGAGAGAGTAAAATGGAAGAACTAGAAACAATAAGAAACGAAATTACTGCTTTAGCATATTTAACTTGGCCTAATAAAGAAGACTTGCCAAAAGAAGCTGAGGAAGCAATAGACGATATTATGGAATTAATAAAAGACACTATTGAAGACCTCTAAGGTAACTTTCTAACAAATCAAACGTATAGGCTTCAGCTCGATCTGCACCTTCGTTCTTTAATTTACCAAAATAAGTAGATGCTTCATCTACAAATTGTTGGTCTATATTTTGGCTTAACTTTGGGTTACCCATATAAGATCTTATATCTTTTGGTAAAGCGTCCATTTTGCCGGCTGCAATTTTAGGTAAAGCTGTATCTCTTGCACCTATAATAAATGGTAATTGACCTTCAAAAGTCATACTACCAGTGCCTTCTATTTTAGGAACAAAAGCACCGTAGGATGGGTGGTCAGAACTTTTAATCATTCCTGATAAAAGATCTGGCTGGCTCATTCTGTAGCCAACACTTAAAGCTTTTGAGTTTACTAGATCTGGGTTAGTAACTGCAAAGCGTGCGGCGCCAACATCAGGTAATCCTAAATCTTGCATTAATCTGCTATCAAAAAATTTTATAAAAGCTGCGCGTCTGCCGCCCTTTTGATTAGATAACCATTCAGCAAATTTTGTTTTATTTCTAAAACTTGGTATATCTTTTATTTTAGGAAATTTATTAGCAATAGCTTCGTCTATTAATGGAAAGCTATTAGATCCTACAGGGCTCGACTTTAACATTTCTCCATAAGTTTCTGCCATGTGCTTAGAAAAATCTCCTGATCTTTCACCCATAGGCATATAACTTAATACAACGTCTTCGCCTCTAGCGGCTGCTTCTTTAAATGCATTTGCCTTAGATCTCATAGCTGTGGGCTCAGAAGCCCAAGTACCTCTATTTATTTGATCCATATATTCAGGACCGCCGTAAGTTTTTACAGGGTTTTCTAACAAACTATCATTTATTTTTTTTATTAATCTATCGTTAGAAGTTCTATCTCCAGTGGCAAAATACATTGTTTTACCCTGTAAGTCAGACGGGCTCACAGTTTTAGGTTTTATTAAATTGCCTAGTAAATCACCTTCAACATTATAATTAAACGGAGCAGTCCTATGCTTATTTATAGAAAACCCAGAATAAAGAGCTGGGTCTTTTAGTCTACTAGTGTCTAATCTGGGCTTTTTAAAATAGTTAGAGCCCTTCATAGTAAAACGTATTATATCGTCTAAAAGACTAGCCATCTAACGCCTCTTCTTGTAAGTCATTTTCTTACCTTTTTTCTTAGCAGCTTTCTTTGCCGCTGCCATGCCTTTTTTAGAATAAGAGTAATGCTTACCGCCGACTTTAGGCATAATGATCATCCAAATAAGTTTGCCCTATAATACAGCATTTTAATATAAAAGGAACCCCGTGCGTGAGGGGAGGGCTACGCACGGGGGAGCTGAGGAAAAAGCTCTCGCGGTAAAAGTAAAAAAACCGCTAACCTATTGTCTCATTTTTAGCGCAAGTTTTCAATTTTAGATTTTGTAAGTTACAGTACAAAACGAGCAGGAGATAAAAATGCCGTATAAAAGTAAAGAGCGGCGTAAGTCATATAACAAGTCTTACGGCATGAACTGGTATCTCAAAAACAGGGAGAAGGTCATAGAGAACACTAAAAAAAATGTTCAAAAACACAGAGAAAAATGGTGGGAATTTAAGTCAACACTAAAATGTGAAAAATGTGGCTTTTCGCATCCGGCTGCTATCGACTTCCATCACCCAAAGTCAAAAGGCGACACAAAAGTCAGCCACTACGTTTCTCATAAGCAATGGAAACGCGCATATGAGGAAGCTGCAAA